TTTGGAGGCGTAGTTCTTCCCGCAGGTACGACCGCTGAGATTAACGCGGTCTCCGATGCCACTGTAGGACAGCTTATGGTTGACACAGACAAAGGAAGCCTCGTGCGTTTCACAGGCGCAGCTACCTATGATGTCCTAGGTTCCGACCCTAACGCAGAAAACTACTACCAAAACTCTCCTGATACTGGTGCTACAGACTTCGCCACACAACCTCAAAGCTGGGCTAATGGGGGTATCGTAGCAAACAACGTACTAGGCACTGCCGCGCCTCTTCGAGTTTCCAAAGCTGGTAAGTACGAGGTTACACTGCGTGCTAATTTGACGGCGGCTGCTGGTGTCGCTAGTACAGAAATCAGAGCATCTCTTAGTGGTTCCTCTCAAATCATAGAGCGACGTGTAGAGATGACAAAAGCAGGTACGGGTGCTGCATTTATTAGTGAAACATTAGCAAACACCACTCCATCCTCGTATACTCTGGACTTCAGTGAAGCAATATTCTCTCACCTAACAGGAGCGGGCACATACAGCTTTAGCTTTACAATTATAGCTGAAAACCTAGCAGATACCAACATGGATGTAACTTACGACTACACGTCCACGACGGCATTTGCAGATCCATGTGATGTTAACTCGATTGAGATTAAGAAAATTGCTTAATGACGACGCTAGGTACAGTGGTAGCAAACGAGGGGTACGTTCACCCTTTCTGGTTTGAGACTGATATATTCAAAACCGAATACGTTGTGGTTGGTTCATCCCAAACACCCGTGGTCGAGGATGATAAAACAATATCGAGATATACTGATTCCTCGGTAGCCCAGCGTGCTTCTATGCAGCCCAGCGTAGCTTACTCAATCACAAATGATTCCATCGAGTACACTTACTCAGTTCCCAGTGGTTCTCCTGTCGAGGTAAGTAGTGACGGTATCGTTGAAATAACATCCCCAACCCAAAGCGAAAGTGTTGATGTCACCGTTACTGGTGGAATAGGTACTGAAAGTATTTCTCGCGTTGAGAATGTTCAGTTATCTTATGAGAACTCAACGACTATAGACACCATTACAGGGTATGTATCAGGAAGCGCTAGAGAAGCACTCACTGAAGTTATTGAGTCTGCAATCTCTACTACCTCGGAGACCTCTCCCACGCCTGTGTACAGTACCTTAGACTATGACGCAGGTACGTTTGTTAGAAATAGTAATTTCCTATTGAATAGCACGCACCGCGATGCGGTAACCTGCGCTAGTCCTTGGAATAGCCGAGCGGGTAAGTTTAGAGCAGGCACAGCGGTTACACCTCGCCATGTTTTAGTAGCGACGCATTACTCACTCGCAGTGGGAGATACCATTAAATTTTTAGGCGCTGACGATACGGTTATCCCCCGTACTATCACACGCAAAGTAACCGTTAAAGAGAACTCAGACATAGATATGCTACTGTTGGACTCTGATTTACCAGTCACAATAACGCCTTGTAAATTATTTCCCTCGAACTACGAGGACTACTTACCAGCAGGTACAGCTTCTAATAGTTATGCGGGTACATCCATTCCCTTACTCACAGTTAACGCTAGAGGAGAAAGGGCTAGTATTAGAGAATTATTACGGATAACGAACTCTGATTATGGGCATTTAACCGTACAGGTAAAAGCCCCTGAATCCATGTCCGCTCTTTACCCTTTCTACGAGCCTACCATAGAAGGAGACTCAGGAAGTCCTGTATTTGCGGTGAGCGGGAATGAGCTTTGGCTTATGACCCTTTGGTGGAGCGCTGGCGGGGGAACCTTCTTAGCTTCGATACTCACTGAACTAAACAGCGCAATCAGTTCTCTGGATGCCTCAGAGGGTATCTCAACTGGTTATACAGTCACCGAGGGTGATTTATCGTCATATACAGACTTTTCTTAAAATTAAGTTGGACATCTTACCGATTTATTCCAACATGAATCTTATATGTACCTGATATTTAAAACAAAAGCCGAAGCAGACGAACGTTCTCGTCAAGAGGCCGCTCGCTTAGGTATCACCACTATGTCTGGTATCCCTCAACAAAGATATACCATTCCTTTCTTAACGGAAGACGAAACATACGCGCTTCCAGTTTCTTTATTCAAACTCACAGAGGAAGAATACGAGTCAGTAGTAACTGGCTTCCACCCCTTCCCCTACGAAGACCTAATTTAACCCGTCCTTGCCCAGCGCACTCCTTAGCCTCATCGGTTAGAACTCACTTACACAGAAGGTAGTCGCTCGCAAGGTACGGGCCTTTTTTCTTATGCATTACGATACAGCTCAATCACTATACTCCAAACTCGAAGGGAAGAGGTGGAACTACCTTGATCGGGCGCGTGACTGCTCGAAGCTCACCCTTCCTTATATCATGCCAGAGGACGGCTTCGGTTCTCATAGCCGCCTAGAGACACCCTTCCAAGGTGTCGGCGCACGCGGTGTTAACAACCTCGCATCTAAACTGCTCCTAGCGCTACTTCCTCCCAACGCTCCGTTCTTCCGTTTGAACGTAGACGCACAGGGACTAGCCGCTGAAGGCGCACCAGCCGAACTCGCATCGGATCTTGAGACTTCCCTACAAGGCTTTGAAGAGCGCCTTATGGATGAGGTATCCCGCGAGAACTACCGCACAGCCCTACACGAGGCTCTTAAGCATCTTATCGTAACTGGTAACTCTCTTATCTATATGCCTGACGAAGGTGGTATGCGTGTCTTCCACATGGATCGCTTCTGTGTAGACCGCGACCCTATGGGCAACGTGCTATACATCTGCACCAAGGAGACCCTTAGTTATATGTCCCTTACCGATGAGCAGAAAGCTCTTGCTGGTATGGAAGGCGGTAATGGAGCCGACGACGCCGTAGACCTTTATACAGCGGTATGCCGCAAGCCTAATGGCTGGAAGATATGGCAGGAGATAAACGGTAACGAGATTCCAGACTCTATTGGCTTCTACGCACTTGATAAAAACCCTTTCATCCCACTCCGCTTCTCCCGTATCGACGGTGAGAGCTACGGACGTGGATACGTTGAGGAATACCTCGGCGACCTACAGTCCCTCGAAGGACTCACTAAGGCAATCGTTGAGGGATCCGCAGCCGCCGCTAAGGTTCTGTTCCTCGTTAACCCTAATGGTACGACACGCCCCAAGGCTCTCGCTGAGTCTCCCAACGGTGCTATCGTGCAAGGTTCTGCTTCTGACGTATCTGTTCTCGGTCTTGAGAAGTTCAATGACTTCCGTGTAGCCCAAGAGACAATCAACACAATCAAGGAGCGTCTTGGACAAGCCTTTCTGCTTACCTCTGGTGTTGTCCGCAACGCCGAGCGTGTTACCGCTGAAGAGATCCGTATGCTTTCTCAGGAGCTTGAGTCTGCCCTTGGTGGTCTTTACTCGCTCCTCAGCACAGAGCTTCAGATGCCACTCGTGAATCGCCTGATGGCTGTCATGGGTAAGAAGAAGAAACTTCCGAAGCTTCCTAAAGAGATCGTTAATCCTGTTATCATTACAGGTGTTGAGGCACTAGGCCGTGGTCACGACTTACAGAAGCTCGATATGTTCCTAGCTGGAGCAACTCAAGTGGTTGGCCCAGAAGCCGCTGCTCAATTTGTTAACGTATCTGAATACTTTAAACGCCGCGCAACTGCCCTTGGTATCAAGACTGATGGTCTCATCAAGACTGAGGAGCAAATGCAGGCTGAGATGCAACAAGCTCAAATGATGCAAATGACGGAGAAGCTTGGCCCAAGTGGGATCAAAGCAATGACCGATCAAGCGAAAATACAACAAGAACAAAACGAGGGATAAAACATGGCTGATCTACAGCAAGTACAAGTTAACGAAGTTAGCGAAGAAGAAAACATCTCGCTAGAACAACAAGCTGCTATGCAAGAAGAAGCAGCCAACCAGCGTAATCAAACGCTTGAAGCCGACCCTAAAGAAGGGAAGGAAACCATCGAGGAGCAGCTTAAAGAAGAAGCTCCAGAACGCCCAGAGTGGCTCGACGAAAAGTTTGAGTCTCCTGAAGACATGGCAAAGGCATATAACGAGCTTCAGAAAAAGCTCTCTAACAAGAAGGAGACAAAGAAGAATGAAGCCAAGAAATCCGAGCCAGTCGAAGAGACAAGTAATAATATTAACACCGCAATTAGCGAAGCAACTGCGGAGTTCTCCGAGTCGGGGGAGCTTAGTGACTCGACTTTTGAGACTCTTGAAAAAGCAGGACTGCCACGAGAGTTCGTAG